TCTGGAGGAACAATAGAATGGGAGAATATACCGTTTGATTTAACAGTTAAATCATATACAGTTTCTGCAGAATCTTCAACTGAAGCCAATAAAACTGACGTATACAAAACATTAAAAATGTCTGGTATTGCTTGGGGTGATGAACAATATACTGATGCTATTGCGGGGACAAGTGGAATAGACGTTCAAACTGTAAAATTAGGTACACCAAAACAAATAATAATTGATGAAAAAGATTATCAGAATTTGATCCATGGTAACTTTATGTGGGCAAATACATTAACCGATCTTGTTTCTAGTTCAAATAAGTTTACTGATCTTGATTCATTAAGCGGCGCGGCATTAATTGTTTTAAATAAAGTTCGCAGTACAACAAATGAAATTGCTGAAGGATCCTATATTATTATGGGTACTAATAAAACAATTGGATATGGTACTGATTATGATACAGTGCATAGTTTCCAAACATTAACTAATGACAATTCTGCGTGTACTTGGTCAATGGTTAAACCAACATCCCTTAATTTTGAATTAACGGGTCAATATAGAATGAGTTCTGGTACAACATCAGAAATCATTGAATCTATTCCAAGTTGGGATATTACACCATCTAAATACAATGATACTATTGTATTGGCTGTAATGAAATTAAGAAAATCTATTTATAATAATAGTGGAATTCAACAAATAGTATTAGATCAAGTATTAACAGAATCTTATGTTGGTAGCTTAAATGCAAATAGACAAGAAGTTCCACCTAGGGGAACCACGCCTGAATCATTCTTTATTGAAGATGTGGTAAATTCATCTTCTAATACAATTCAAGTAGTAGTAAATCCGCTTATTTCCCAAGGAATTAATTGGAATAACGGAAAAGCACCAAATCCGAAAAATAAAGTTGACACTGTTGAAGTTACAAAAGATGTAGTTATCGACAATGACAGCATGTCGGGATTTGCAATTGGTCCTTATGTTCCTGTATATTCAAAGAATCAAGCGAAAATAATTGGAAACTTGTGGGGTAAAATTGAAAGAGCATTAAGACTAGCAGAAAATATTGATTATGTACCTTTAGATATTCTTGTTGAAGGTGGTTTAGGTACCATTAGTGTATTTAATGCAGTTGCAAATGAAATAAAAAATACTTCTACCGGAAAAAATTCAGGATATCATAAATTGTATAAAAATTGGGACGGTGGATATTATGAGGACATTTACTTACCTGGTATTTTAGAAGGAAATGTGGTTGATCCTGGTCAATATTTGCCAGATGATACCAATTATAGATATGAAAAACCCGATAAAGCAAATCCTAATATAAACGATTCTGACGGTATTACAAAACCTCTTATGGCGGCAGAATATGGTCCAAACCAAACAGGTGGGCGTGATAGCTTTATAGCTAATGAATACCAAGCGGTATTTGAAATATTCAGAGAATTTGTAGAATTCACACGGAGACCTGGAACCTTATTTATTGCCGATCCAGTAAGACATATTTTTGTACAAGGTAACAAACTTGTATCAGAATGTCGTGTGTGGGATGACGAAGACGGGGAAATGGTAAATGTAAACTTCCCACAACATATATATTGGCCATTAAAGAATCTATATGCAGAAACAAGTACTAGTTATGCATGTACATATGCTAACTGGGTTAAAGTTGCAGATACGGAATCTTCGGAATTTCATTGGATGCCGTTTTCTGGATTTGCTGCAGGAATTATGTGTGATGTGGATCGTACATATTTCCCATGGTTTGCTCCTGCGGGATTAAATCGCGGAAGAATTGGCGGAATTGTAGAAATCGGATATAACACAACTCAAAAACAACGTGACCTATTGTATAGAAGTTCAATCAACCCTGTTGTATTCTTCCCTCAAGATGGATTCGTTGTTTGGGGCCAAAAGACGCTATTGAAGACTCCAAGTGCATTTGATCGCATTAATGTGCGTAGATTATTCTTGGTGTTAGAAAAAGCAACATTAGCTGTCGCTAGATACTTCGTATTTGAACAAAATACAATATTCACGCGTACGAGATTAGTAGATACATTAAGACCGATATTCGAGAGAGCTAAGAATAACGAAGGTTTATATGACTACATGATTGTATGTGATGAAAGAAATAATACACCAGATACAATTGACAACAATGAACTAATTGTAGATATATACTTAAAGCCTGTTAAGACTGCAGAATTTATCTTGATCAGTTTCATTGCAACAAGAACTGGACAGGAGTTTTCAGAATTAATTTAATAAAAGGAGAGCATTATAATGGCATTAGAACCTAATTTTTTACCGCGTTCATTTTACGAACAAGCGTTAGAGCGAGATTTTTCTCGTGATTTTCAATTAAGAGTAATTGATATTGGAAATGGCTTTATAACAGAAGAAGATAATGTTTTTATTAAAACTACATCTCTTCCTAAGTATCAAATTCATAATCAACCCACAAATTTCATGGGTATGAAATTTAATATACCAGGAACTGCTGAATATGCAGGTAATGAAGCATGGACAGTGCAGTTTCGTTGCGATCTTACTTTTAATATTCGACATAAAATAGAGACATGGCAACATCAAATATTTACACAGTTTGATCAACCCGAACTAGAAATTGCGCCCGACGGACCAGGAGCCGGTATTTATAATGTCCCATCTATGGAACGAACGGCCACATTAGCATTACATGATAGATCTGGTAAGTTTTATAGACAATATTCATTAATTGGTGTATATCCTGTAAGTATTGGTGATATGAATTATGACCAAACCGGTAACGGGGCTATAGTTGACTTGCCGGTTACATTAGCTTATCAATGGTGGGAACTTGATTTTATTGATTGTCCTGAGGCAAGAATGGAACCAGATGTTGAAGATAATTGTTAATTAAACAAATGTTTAAAAGCGCCCCAGGGCGCTTTTTTTTGGCCCATAGCATAAATAATTATAAAGGATATTATATGATACAACGATCCCCACAATTTTTTTGGGAAGCCCTAAATATAGGAACACCATATACTCAGATGGCATTAAAACCGTTATGGTTTGTATCTTTTAGGTTACCTGATATTTTAAATATAGGAACAGGAGACGATGGAAGATTAGGCGCAGAAGTAGACATAGGTGAATATACAATTTTAAATGAAAAAAGAGCTTTATTGGGTGATTTAGATAATAACGGGGCGGCCTTTGGACCTACTGATGCTTGGGATGGAACTGAACCAGATCGTATAAATTATATACGCACAACTGATTCAAAGTGGATATATAACAACGGTAACATGTTTGTATCTGATGTAATAGTACCAGGTGATTCATATTTGGTCTCTAGAAAAAAAATAGACAATTATGGAAGAGGAGAAGTTGCAGGATTAATTGGTGGTGGACGAGGAGATTTTGAACCTCTTAGTATTAAATTTTTTGAAACCAATTCATCTTTTGTTGAAACAGTTATTCGTCCATGGCTTATTTATACTGCTCATAATGGGCTTAAAATACAAAGTGTAAAAACAAACATTTATGTAGTCTTACTTGGATTTAATATAAATGAAATAAATAATCCGACAGAATATTATATAAGAAAATCATATACATTTCACGGTGCGTTTCCACAAACCGTAGGAACGGAATCATATGATCACATAGATGGTTTAATGGTGCGCGATGTACAATTTGGCTATAATTGGTATAGTACTCAGGGTTGGTATGAAGGGGGAGAATAAAATAATTATGAGTATATATAAAACTGACATATATATTCCTTCGATAAACACAATACACCCTTTTAATGAAATTAATACTCTTCAACAAAAAGGTATATGTAAGGCCGCTTTAATATCACATGATATATATTGTACAGAATTTTTAAATTCATTGGTTGATGTTTTTTCTCAAAATAGCAATAAATTAATAGTTGACGAACTAAATATACATGATTTATTATTGATTGCCATAGGATTAAGAATAGAAAGTATAGGATTGGAAATACCTTTAACTATTACTTGTAGTAAATGTAATAAACAACATAAATACACTATAAAATTAAATGAGTTATATAGTAAAATTTGGAAAAAAAATAATTTTGATAAAAAAATAGAAGATAATAACTACATTATAGAAATGTCGGTTCCTAGCATAAAAAAAGAAATAGATATAATGTATAAATTAAAAACAATTGCATTTACAGATGAAGTAGATGCAATAAAAAAAACGTTTGTATTGAATATAGATAGATATATAACAAACATAAAGAATAAGTCTACCGGTAAATATATAGAATTAAATAATAAATATCAATTTTTTGATAATTTATCCATAGATCTTATAAGTCAAATGCTAAATTCAATACAACAACTACAAATGGAATACAAATTATTTGATTTTAAATGTAATATTGAAAATTGTACTAATACACTATGTAAGACTTTAAATTATGATTTAGATAAATTCTATTTTTTCTTAAAGTTGCTATTTAAAAGCAATGTAATAGAAATTTTAAAGGACGAATTTTATTTGCAAAAAATAGGAGTATCATTATCATATTCTGATCAATTAACACATCTTGAACGTCAAATAATATGGTCATTTTTCAATGAATTAGAGGCAAAAAAGAAAGATGTATTAAAAACAACAAATAATGTTGAAAAACAATCACGGCCAGGGATCCCAAATTATAATAGGCGGAGTATGTAAATATGGAAACCTTTAAAGATATTTTTAAAAATATAGATTCTAACGGGATATATACCCCCGAAGAACTACAGCATTTCTTTTTGGGCGTAAAAAATAAAGTATCAAATTTATTAAACAACTATGAACACATAAAAAATGTAGAAACACCGGAATTATTCTATAAGCAAGCGAATATTAATGATATTATAAATATAACTGAAAATTCAGATGAAAATATACTTTCTGTTTTGAACAATTTGAAAAACGTATTAATTGGACAAATTCAAGAAAAAAACAATATTAAAAAAGAAGATATTTTAAATGCAATTACTGAATTTTCCAATAAACAAAAAGCTTTTCAAAACATATATCATATTATAAACAATGTTAATGATGAAATTAAAAAAATAAAATGGCCAAATGAAAAGGAAAATATAAGTGATATATCAACTCAAATTATAAATAAATTTTTTGTTGATTTTATTGATAATTTACCCCAAATGTCTAAAAATAATAATTTTATAGATAATACCCAAATAGATGTAAATTTAAAAAATAATATTCCGATATTGGATAATGTGTTCGATACAACATCTGATATTAACATGACAGAACATGATACTGGTACAAAAATAAACGATAATACTTTATATAATAGAAATATTCAAAATGAAGAAACGGTTAACAAAAATATTCAAAATGAAGAAACGGTTAACAAAAATATTCAAAATGAAGAGACGGTTAACAAAAATGTTCAAAATGAAGAAACGGTTAACAAAAATGTTCAAAATGAAGAAACGGTTAACAAAAATGTTCAAAATGAAGAGACGGTTAACAAAAATGTTCAAAATGAAGAAACGGTTAACAAAAATGTTCAAAATGAAGAAACGGTTAACAAAAATGTTCAAAATGAAGAGACGGTTAACAAAAATGTTCAAAATGAAGAAACGGTTAACAACTCGAATATCAGCAAAAATATTATTAATAAATCGGCATCGCTTATTAATAAAACAGAGGGACTTTCAGATAATATTGAATCAAATTACTATAATGAAACAAGTTTACAACAAATTGTTACTGACATTTACAATATAATTACTCAAACATCACAAAATAATAATGATCAAGTATTATATAGAAATATTGGTGGTGATGTGCCTGGTATCGGAAATACAGATACTGTTCCAGCTATGCTAACTCCGGGTGAATATGTGATAAATAAGGAATCTACACAAAAATATAAACCCATATTAGAACAAATTAATAATGATACTTTACCAAAAAATATAATAATAAATAATTCATTAAATGATGTATCTAAATTTAAACATGGGGGCATGGTTAATGTTAATTCAGATCCTTCTAAAAATGATTTTTTTGAAAATATATTAAATACTATTCAAGGACATTCAATTGAAGAATCATTAAAACCATTGAACGGTATTCAGTCAATAATGAATAATGAAATAAAAAACGCATTTGACCAAACAAAAAATACAATAACACTTCAAAATATTGATAAGGGTATACAACAATCTTCACAACTCGGGCAAGGACAAACACAAAAGAATGTTCCTGTTCCTACACCTCAAAGTCCACCTGTTGGATCAGATAGTTCATATAATGGTATACGTGATCCAGCTTATTTGTGTAGAATACAGGCATGGGAAAGAATTACAGGTGGAGTATCAAAAATAAATACAATGTAAGGCGGGAAAAATATGGTAGAAAATATAGGTCAAGTTTATGATATAGTACACAATATAGACGGTCGATGGTGTGCAGCTGACGCTTATAGTACCACTTTAGAGGATGTGCCTCAAATAATAATGACAGAATATCAACAGCAAGGTAATGCTGTTGAACGCGCGGCTGTTTATTGGGCGGATTTTGATGAGAAACTAAAAGAAGATAATCCATATCAAAATCTGTATAAAGCAAATGAAACTGGTAATGTGTATTGCTTACCGTATTTAACAGATGAACACCATAGAGTAACCCAAAAATGGGCGCAAGGACAAGGACCAGGATTAGAAAATGAAATAATAAAACTTTCATTGGCTAAAGCAGGAGATTATACCGCATGGGCGGGTGTAGAACAACCAGAAAACTGGGCAGGGCAAAGTTGGGGTAATTTCACTTTTTCTTTTTATTTAATTAACACCTATGACCCAGAAATAGATATTTATAATAATTTTACATTTTTATACACCTTTTTGCGACAAAATATATTAGAAAGACCCAATGCGATTGTTTATGTACCCCCTTGTATATATGAAATAGTAATACCTGGCATTAAATATATTCCTGTTGGTGTTGTTAATGATTTGAAAATAACAAATGTAGGGGCAATGCATAATCATTTATTACCTGAATATGGGGTTAAATTTAATATACCAGATGCGTGGCGGCTGGATATTGGTATTCATGAAACTATTCTTGAAAGTCGTCGATTATTAGATACCGTTTTAGATGAATCATATAGTAAAGTTAGTGCAGTATTGAAATGAATAAACCATGAAACATAATGATATAAAAAATATAACAAAAAAATTATATACTGTAAATATGGAAAACATATTTAATGTATATATTGACAATGAATTATTAAGTGATAAATATTTTTATAATATGCTTAAAACTGTTATAATACCTTCTGATTTAAATAAAAAATTATACGAAGAATATACAGTTATAATGGGAGACACATGGCCTAAATTGGCATATAATTTTTTTGGACAAGTTGAGGCATGGTGGATAATTTGTATTACAAATAATATATATAATCCATTAAATTTTCCGGAGCCTGGTAGCATATTAAAGATATTAAATAGAAATGCGGCACGACAAATATTAACTGTAATTAATGAAAAATAATGGGATTTAAAACTACAACAAAATTTCAGAGGGATGCATTTGGTAATTTAACCAATAAATGTTGGGATGGACTTGGAGCCAATCCATTAGGAATTCCAAGATGTTCTAATGAGGGTGGTGAAGGGAACCAACAAATACCCCCACTTGGTAAAGAACAAATATCAACAGATCAAAATAAACTTGAAGGTAGACAAGAATGGGAATATAAAATTCAAATATTAGATATGGGACAAGGTTATGATAAATGGATTGATCCTGCTAATGTTCGAGAAATGTATTATGAAGAAAATTGTTTTACAGCATTTAATAGAGGATATATTGTTTTAGAAGAAAGATTTGAAGGATTACAACGTGAACCACAAGATTCTGAAATTCCTACGTGGACCTTTAGAAATGATGGTAGAGATGAAATTAGATTTGGATTAAAACCACTTACAAATGAAACAGATTTACCACCAGAAGTTTGGGAATTCGAAAACATATATGTAATATATGACAAAGAGGATTTGGGGGGTTCTGCAAAACATAAAGTTCGTAAATATTATTTTTGGGATAAAAATTATCAATTATTAAGAGAAAGAAAAATACAATGGAGTACTGCAACTGGAACAAGATTTATATCTCCCATACCTAAAGAGCCTACGACTCATGCGTCCGATTTAGAACGTTCAATGTATACGGGTGAAGCAATAGCCTCATTATTATATGATGCAGGATTTGGAGATTATATTGATTTTGAATATTGGGATTGGGGTGGAAGTCGGATTTTTTATACAACTAAAGCAAATGAATCTGTTTGGGAAGCAATTGAATATATTTTAAAAAAACATGTAGACAAAGAAAAATTTGACCAATGTAGATTTAGTAGAAATAGATGGACTCGCAAATATAAATTAGAACCGTATTGGAAAATATTTATGCTTGCGGGTAAAGGCGATCCAGGTATTTATCAAAAAGAACACATATTTTTTGAACAAACTGCCGATCTTAAATATAGTGTAACAAACATATTAGAATCAAATTATTCAGACGGGACCATAATTTCTCCATGGAAAGCACCATTAATTGAAGCAAATAGCCTTGACATAGATATAAAAGCCAATGAATGGGGATTTATAACAGACTACCAATTCATTGATATGGCTGGAATAGATAACTCCATCGCAATGGTTACTAAACCTGTACATACACATTGGCATAGAAATAATCAATTTATTATGAACGTTGAGACAAATGAAATTGAAAATATTCGAGAAGATTTTATAAAATCACAGCGTTTAGATTATATAAAGGGTAATTATCTTTTATATACATTGAACAAAACAAAAAAAGATCAAATAGCAATTGACCCTAGGTATGATTTATCAAGCAATTTGAATGTAATAGATGATTCAATAACACGATTAAACAGCGGAAGAAATGAAACAGCTTTTGCTAATTTATTTTTAAATCAAGCAATCGGTATAAAAATGTATGGTAGTACACATAGAATCGCCGGGATGTTTATTGGCATTGATAGAATTGGTTATTCTGATAATGATTTTGATTGGAAAATATGCGGACAATGGTACGTTGTTAGAGTTGCACATGAATTTGTTCACGATAAATATACTAATAAGTTAATAATGGTTAAATTACATGCATATGACGAATTTAAAACACCACCCAATGAGGATTTAATAACATGAGTTTACTATTTACAGCAATGTTTCCATTACCACCCGGTATACCAGAAGGAAAAGAGGGTAAAACTCTTAAATTCTTAAACCCCACTACTGATATACCTGATAAAATTATTGATAGGGGTATAGTAGATGCATCTATATTTGTTTTTCATCCAAATGAAAGTAAAAAATGGAATGATGAAATAATGGACCCATATAATTATATTAATATGGTTGATTCTATAGATCTTCAAGGTGCAAAGTGCTTTGTAAATTGGGAACACAGTATTTTATCACAAATACATAAAATACATAATGAGTTTTATATTGGTGGACTACCATATAGAACCATTTATTTAGAACGTTACAACTATGATACAGTTGAAGAAAAAATTATTGATAGCCCAATTACAATTGGTGGAAGAACACATAAAACGGATAAAATTGCTGTAACACCAGATCTTTTAATGGACATAGAAATAAAAGAAGTGGAGGATGTATTTGAAATATCTATGCCTGTAATTTCAAATCCTCTTACTGATGCAATAGTTAATGCTCAATTAGATACTGTTAAAATAGGTGCGCCTGCAAATGGTTATGCTAGACCGTGTACTCCTGTAGCAGGGGTAACAACAGCAAAATATCCACCAGAAACACGTAAATGGATACATCATTTGAGATATATACACCCCAAGATAGATGAAAAAATACAGAATTTGTTATTATTTAAACCAGTATCAGAACATATGGGTGAAAATGTTATAACATATAATTCTGATACTAATGCAGTAGATGTACATAATTGGAAACTTCCCACAACAACACAAAGTAATTTAATTACACCTTATTGTACTTTTGCATATCCAAATGCACATATATTGCGAGAAATTATTAGAGAAAGAATGATTTCTGAAGAACCCGATGAAATTAATATCTCATGGACTAAATTAAATTCATTAATGCATGATTGTATGGCATCGGAAATTGATTTAACAACTGAACCTGGAACAGGATTATGGTATATAGGAAATAGAGATCCGCGTGAATCACATGGATTATTATATGTAAATGATATATACCATCCATCGGATTATATAGATCCCATTAAAATGCCTGTTGCAGATGCTTTGTTTGCATATTTAGTTGATGCATGTCAGTTAGTTAATCATATGTATCAGCTTTATAATAATGTCAAATCTGATGGGCGTGAAACATTATATTCGGCAATTATGACGAAAAACGTTGTTCAACAATGGTCAATATATGAAAGAGCTGCACCAGAAAGTAGTAGCGATCCCGCCCCAATTGCCACAGACTTTGCTATGGGACGATGGGGTTACCGCGGTACTGAGGTGAATATATACGATTGGGATGTAAATATTGGTCTAGAAGTAGAAGGAACATATCCACGGAAAAAATTAAATTCTGGGCAATTTAATGCTGATTTATTGGGTAATAAAATAACTAATACTGTAACAAATTATATAGATGATAAACATTTAATACCAGAAACAGAATTAGTTAAACCCCCAATATTATAAAGTATATATTTATGAAAAAATATTTAGGAAATTATTTAGGAATAGTTATAATGAACACAGACCCTGAAAAAAGAGGGCGCTGTAAAATCTGGGTTCCACATGTTAGTGTGACTGTTTATGAAAATTGGAATAAGGATAAATTAGATAAAAATTTTATTTTTCCTGATAAAACAAATGCTGAGGATTTAGATAAGATTATTCCAGAATTAAAACGAATTTTACCTTGGGCTGAATGTGCGATACCACTATTTGGAGGAAATGCATCTGCTCGATATTTCGCATTAGACCGAAAAGGCACTTCATCTGATAGTAACTATTGGAAAGATGATTTTTATATTGAAGGAAAACGACCATCTGAAATCTTTAAAGATTCTTATCCTGATGCTTTTTCTGAAGTTAATAATGTAGGTAATAGATTTGTTAATCCACATTCGCATCAATATAAACCGAGCGCATATAGTAATTTAGCTAGGGGATTATTTACGATACCTAATGTTGGTGCTCATGTTTGGCTTTTCTTTCAAGATGGTGATCCTAAATATCCTGTATATTTTGCAAGCGCGGCGGGTGAAGAAGATTGGAAAAGAATATATACATTAAATCAAAATACGGGTGAAGAATTAGAAGACTTTGCATCTCCTGATTATCCACAGAGCTTTGAAAATGTCAATGTGGAAGATGGTGGTTTTTTAAATACTGATACAAAAACATTTAGATCTAAAACAGTATTTAATAGTAATAAGCATACTATTGAATTAATTGATACAGACCTTCGTGAAATAATGAAGTTTACTCATTATTCTGGATCCTTTTTAGAGTTTAATAATTATACTACATCGCAATTGGCAGTAGGCAACGATCAAAAATTGGTAATTGGTGATCAATTTTTAACAGTTAAAAAAAATCAAAGTATATTTGTTCAAGATCATGTAGACCAAATTATAGGTGGAGATCATTTTAGAACTATTGGTAGATTTGATAAAAATGTAGTAAAACAAATATATGATATACTAAAAGATATACATGATAGAAAAAGATTATTTGAAATTAAACGCACAGCTGCTGTTGCAGATGATAACGGAACATGTGGAAAAACATATGAAAATAAAACAGGTGTTTCGCCATTACAAACAAAGGCGGGTGGTCCAGCCCCCTGTCCAACTTGTTGTGCTGGAAAAATATATCGTATAGTATTTAATATAAAAGATAATCTTGTACCTCTTCTATGTTCTCCTAATATTATAGTTCCTGGAGTACACCTTATAGAGGATAAAACGGGTGCATGTGGAACTAAATGGGTGCTGCCATGCAAAACATGTTGTGGTACTGGATTGAGCCCTAGTACACAAGACGGTGGATGGGCTGCAGATGGGCTTAAACAGGGATTAGCTGGGTATATAGCTAGCAAACAACTTGAATTTTTTCCATTACAA